AATGGTATACCTATGGCTATCATTCAAAATAAGATAGGACTAATCGGTTGTCATCCTGAAGCAGAAAAATATTGGTATGATAGTTATTCATGGATGAAGAAATATTGGAAAGGTAATAAACATCATTTGTTATTGAACTTTGTAAACGAACTGATGGAAAAATAAAAATGAAACAAAATAAAGATTACAACAATTTCGAAACACAAAAAGAAATACTATTAGAGTATTTACAAGTAATGATTGCAATTGAAGATTGGCATGGAGTATCTGATCTTGCAAATGACCTGCGTGAACTTGAAGCAAAACAGGATGTAAAATATAAAAGTAAATAAGGAGACATTATGGCAGCGAAAAACCCACTAGTGAATAGTCATAGATCAGTTGAAAAGAGAACCAAACAAGGTGGCCACAACAAAACATCAAGTATGAACAAACATGAAAAACGTTCATTTAAAAAATATAGAGGACAAGGCAAATGAAAAGAATTCTACGATTCACTGCATCGTGGTGTCAGCCGTGTAAAATGTTAGCTGCTAATCTAGGAGAAACTGATTGTAAGATACCCACCGAAGTTGTTGATATCGACATACATCCAGAAATCGCAGCAGAATATGGTATTAGAAGTGTTCCCACTCTTGTTATGTTACATGAAAATATAGAAGAAAAAAGATTAATAGGAAATAAATCACCAAAAGAATTAAAGGAGTGGATCTATAATGATTAAGAAGCAGCAATCAGATTTAACAGAAGAAAGAAACTATTTTAAACCATTTAATTATCCTTGGGCGTATGATGCTTGGTTGAAACATGAACAATCACACTGGTTACATACCGAAGTTCCGATGCTTGAGGATGTTAAGGATTGGAAAAAGAAGCTTACTGATTCTGAGAAAAAGTTTCTCACTCATATATTCAGATTTTTTACTCAGGGTGACATTGATGTTGCAGGTGGCTATGTTAATAATTATTTACCTCATTTCCCTCAGCCTGAAATAAGAATGATGTTAGCTGGTTTTGCTGCAAGAGAAGCATTACACATTGCAGCATACTCTCACCTTATCGAAACACTAGGGTTACCGGAGACAACATACAATGAATTCTTGGAATATGCAGAGATGCGTGAAAAGCATGATTATATTCTTGATCTTAGCTCACAGAATGGTGATAGGACTTCTACTGCTACTCATATTGCAGTATTCTCTGCTTTCACCGAAGGGATGCAACTATTCAGTTCCTTTATCATGTTACTTAACTTCCCTCGCACCGGTAAAATGAAAGGTATGGGTCAGATTGTAACATGGTCGATTGTAGATGAGACACAACATTGCGAGTCTATGATTAAGTTGTTTAGAACTTATGTTGAAGAAAATAAAGAAATTTGGAATGATGATCTAAAATCAAAGATTTATACGATTGCAGAAAGAATGGTTGAACTTGAAGATAAGTTTATTGATTTAGCTTTTAGTGTAAATGAAATGGAAGGACTGACTGCTGAAGATGTGAAAAAATATATTCGTTACATTGCAGATAGAAGATTGATTAGTCTAGGACTAAAAGGAATCTTTAAAGTAAAAAGAAATCCTCTACCTTGGGTAGAAGAAATGATTAATGCACCAACACACACCAACTTCTTTGAGAATAGAGCAACTGATTATGCAAAAGGAGCACTCTCTGGGGATTGGGCTGATGTTTGGGCACACTAAGGAAACAAAATGAACGACAAAATAATAACAGCAGAATGTCACAACTGCGAATCATCATATCAAATTAACTATACTGAGGAATTTGTGTCTCAAGAATATCCAGAACATTGTCCATTTTGTGGAGAACTCATTGAAGAAATTGAAGAAGAATATATAGAAGATGAGGACTCTGAAGATGATGAAGAATGGAATTAAATTGGAAATATAATAACGAAGATTTTACTGAAGGCTTGATTGGTGATAATTACGGATTCGTTTACGAGATTACTAATCTCACGAATAAAAGAAAATATATAGGCAAGAAATTTTTTTACTCTGCCAAAACCAAACAAGTCAAAGGTAAGAAAAAGAAAGTGAAAGTACCAAGTGATTGGCAAACTTACTATGGTTCTAACACAGAACTTGTAAATGATGTTAAACTTCATGGAGAAGAAAACTTTTCTAGAGAGATTCTACATCTATGCAAAACAAAAGGTGAATGTGGATATCTTGAAGCGAAGGAACAGTTCGTTCGTGGTGTGATGGAAAGTGAAGATTACTACAACGTATGGATAATGGTAAGAGTTAGAAAATCACATATTAAAGGATACAATGCTAGACTTTCTGAGAGAACTCAAGGATGATCATTTTGATGCACTCTTTTTCATGCCTGGTCCAGAAGAAGATATGGTGAAAGTAGAGGCAGCAAAATACAAAACACCCGGTGAAGATATTGATGCCTGTAATATGGGAAACATGTATCATATCGTTCTATTCAAACAAGACAACAAAGGAAATCCTGTAGATCCTGACCTATTTGAAGCCATTTTAACAGAACCTCTAGAATATATTTCTAGAATGATAAAATGTGACTTCTATGGAGTAGTTGCTAAAAAAACAACTACCTCCAATGATTTTATCCAAAATATGTTTGAACGATTGAAGGAAATAGACTAAAGTTTTGTTGGAGGAAATGTTTTGATTGATAACAGATATTATCGGCCTATATCTATTCCATTTGATATAGAACACCCAAAATTTGCCGATCCTATTCGCAATCAATTTATGACAAATCGTAAATACGATGTTATCGATAAGAGATTATTGGATTTTATGGATTCATGTGAGGTCTATCCTGTTTACAATGAGTACTTTATATTTGTCCCGGGAGCAGATATAAAAATTCATATGGACGAGCCTACACTAAAAAGTGTGTGTAAACTTGATATATTTTTTGGTGGCACCGGAACATTAAAATGGTTTGATCCTCTTCCCGAATTCGAAGATCAACGCATTCGTGTCTTTAGACCTGAAACCGTTACTCAAGTGTATGAGAGAGAGATGACAGGTGAATATATAATCAACGTTGGTATACCACACAAATTTGTAAACACTAGTGATTCTTTATGTTATGTCGTTGGGTTTTTGTTATTTGATAAACATACAAACACATTTTTAACATTTGAAGATGGAATTCAAAGATTTAGTAAATATATAAGTTGCTAAAAAAATAACTTCTAGTGATTTTATCCAAAATATATTTGACAAATTGAAGAAAACATAGTAGACTGTAGTTTCCTAACTATAGAGTGTTATCATGATACTAATTGATCTCAACCAAGTACTGTTGTCTGGCATTATGGCACAACTTGCATCACAAAAAAATGTCAAGCTGGAAGAAGGACTTGTTCGCCATATGGTATTGAATGTTCTAAGAACTCATACCAATAAATTTAAAGAATATGGCGAAGTTGTCTTATGTTGCGATAATCGTAACTATTGGCGAAAATCTATTTTTCCTTTCTACAAAGCAGGTCGTAAAAAAGCCCGTGAGAAGTCGGATTTAGATTGGCACCTAATCTTTGACATTCTGTCAAAACTCAAAACAGAATTGAGAGAAAACTTTCCATACAAAGTAATCGATGTTGAAGGAGCCGAGGCTGATGACATTATAGGCACATTAGTTCCTCGTCATATCATGCATGAAAATATCTTGATTCTTTCTAGTGATGGTGATTTCTTACAACTTCAAGCATATAACAGTAAAAGTGCATTTAATGTAAAGCAGTACAATCCTGCTTTGAAGAAGTTTGTCATTTCACAGAATCCACAAAAAGACCTGAAAGAAAAAATCATCAAAGGCGACAAAGGCGATGGTATACCAAATATCTTGTCTCCTTCGGATTGTTTTGTTCTAGATAAACGCCAGACTCCTATTACAAAAGGAAAACTAGATAAATTTCTATCTGAGCATTACAGTAACTATGAATCTGTAGCAAATACTGGCTTTACCCGCAATCAACTCCTAATTGACCTGTCTTTAATACCAGGTGATATAAAGGAGAAAATCATAAATACTTATGAAGAAACAAAACCTGCTCCTAGAAGTAAGCTGTTGAATTACTTTATTGAGAACCGACTGAAGAATCTGATGGACGTTATTGAGGAATTTTAATGAAAAATATATATGAGATATTTGATGAATTTGAAGAAGCTAAAACAAAAGCAGATAGGAAAAAAGTAATAGAACAAAATCTTTCTCCTACCCTTGTAAAAGTTTTAGAATATGCATTTCATCCTAATTATAAATGGACAGTAAAAGAAGTACCAGACAATTACAAAATTCCTGATACATTACCTGGAGTTTCTTTTGCTCATCTTGGAACAGAGCTACGAAGAATCTATTTGTTTCAAGAAGGACATCCTACATCATTAAGTTTGGATGAACAAAGAAAAAATGAATTACTAATTCAACTCTTAGAATCTTTGGAACCGAGAGAAGCTGAAGTGATCATAGGAATAATGAAAAAGGATTTAGGTGTTAAAGGATTAACATATAATTTTGTTAAGGAGTGTTTTCCCAACATGTTACCATGAAAATAAGAAAAGAAAAAATAATCGTAACGATTGGTGCTTTTGATCCTGTAGAATTATCTGATATCAATTTTTTGAAAAGAGCTAAATCAAAAGGTGATTGGTTAATCATTGGCGTACATTCCGACATATATCTGACAAAATATGAAAAAGGTTTTATTCAAAACTACAACTCCCGATCAGAGATCGTCAAACACTTAAAATTTGTGGATGAAGTTTTCATGTATAATGATACTGACGGTACTGCATGTCAATTACTTAAGATAGTACAAATGTGCTATCCTTATTCCGAAATAATCTTTATATCTAAAAATGGAGATAAAGAAACCTCGCCTGAAGGTAAAATGAAAGGCATCAAGTTCCTACTAATGAAATAATGGAGTTCATAAAATCAAATGACTAAGTTTGCTGGTAAATTCCGTAAAAATAATGATTACGGTGACGATTTTGAATTTGCTAAAAGTTCAAGAAAGAAACGCAAATTCAAAGAACACGGTGAAGTTAAGAAAAAGTTAAAACAATGGGAATATGAAAATCGCCATGAAGATGAAGAACATCGTCATTACAAATATTGAAACAAAAAAGCCCTTGACAATTCACTCGTAGGTTGATATAATGTAGTCTAGTTGAGTGGAGATATCATTATGATAGTTTATGGCTACATTCGTAAATCAAAACCGAAGAAATTGACAAAAGTGCAACAAGCTGAGTATGATGTATGGTGTCGTAAAGTTGGCATTGGTACTTCACCAAAAGTTACTAAGATAACAAAGACAACTTTCAAAACTAGCAACAAAATGCCTAAGCTTGTTATTCCTGCTGAACGAAACCCTAAGAAGTATCCTTCAGTAGACACTGGCGTACAGGTTGCAAACTGGAATAGAAAAGACAAAGTTACACAATATACTGGCGATAAAATGCTAGGTGTTGGTACTTTACACAAATCTAACGCTGTTCCCGTTTTCAATGATACTGAAGCAAAAGATATGGCTAAGATGAGGCGATAAAATGAAGATTTTATTGAAAATACCGAAGCCAATCTGCCGTACACCTATTCCTGCCCCACAAAAACATAAAATTGATGTACGATATACCCGAAAAGTGAAGCATAAGGAGAAAATTGATGTACGAACCTTTGGATAATTGTATTTTGTACAATGATGATTGCTTAGAGGTCATGAAACGTGACCTTTCTTATCATTATGTCATCACTTCTCCACCAGATTTTGATGAAATTGGGGAAAATCCTGATGATTCTAGGGCAAAATGGGAAAGATTGATGTATGACACCTTTTCCATGATCAATCCAATCAATAATGTTGTTACAATTATCCTTCGTGACCGTAAATCCGGAGGAAAAGTGGTGAAAAAGCACAGTTTCATCACAGATACGATGGAAGAATTGGGTTGGATTCACAAAAGTCAAAGAATTTGGGTGCGTTCAATGAATGCAAACCTATATCGCTTCAACTATTCCTTTATTTTAACCTTCAAAAGACCCGGAAAACAGTTTTCTCGGGAAGGTTTTAGTGATTTGTCTATTCCTGATGTACTTGAACATTTTATAAAACCAATTGAGGGTTATGTTGACAACTATCCAACTGATCTTGTATCAAATTTTCTTGATGTATATACAAATCCTGGCGAAACTGTCTTTGATCCATTTATGGGTTCGGGTAGTACCGCAGTTTCATGCATATATTCAGATAGAAAATGGGTAGGAGCAGAAATTGTTCCTGAAGTTTATCAACTTGCAGTCAATCGCTTGAATACAATTTATGATGAAAGGAACACCGAGTATGTCGGACTTAAATTTGAATGAACTTGATCATTTTAGTGATGAAGAAATTGTTCTCTTGGAGGAAATGAGTGAAATGCTTGCAGAAATGACACAAGAGGAATATGATGACTTTGTGGCCATGGTTGAAATCATGGGAAAAAAGAAAAAAGAGAATAATTTTTTGTTGGTTGATAGAAGTGAATTTTATCATTAATGGGAGAAAACATGAAAGCCGAAGATACAGTGAAATTGCAAAATCAAAAAGAAGCACTGGATGAAATTGAACAGATTGTCAAACAATGGGTAGCTAAAAGAAAGTGGCAAGAAGATTTAGATCACTATGAAGATTTAAAAAAACAATTCATGTATGGATAAACCATGTCTAAAATATATACCTCAGTAGTTAAAGAGTGTGAAGATGGTTCTGGAGATGTTTATATTGAACTTCCAGATGAAATGCTGGCAGACCTAGGATGGAAAGAAGGTCAAACTTTGGACCTTGATATAAAAAAGGATCCAACAGGTAATGTCATTGTGTTAACTGCTGTTGCGTAAATACAACAATCAGGTTTTCCATTGACAAAACATTGGATTTATGCGATAATGTATCATCTTCAATAGAGAGATATCAAAATGCAAACGACACAAGAATCCAAATCACAACTCGCCAAACTGATGGCGACGGAAAACCTGATTGTTGAACACAAGAAAGTTCCTACCGCTTATTTCAATACAAAAGAACGTAAGCTGGTAATTCCTATTCTTAAAGATACTCTTACTCCTGAAATGTATGATCTGTTCGTAGGTCATGAAGTTGGTCATGCATTGAATACTCCCGCTGAAGGTTGGCACGATTCAGTTATTGATTTGAAAATTCCTAAAGTTATTCTCAATATTGTAGAAGATGCGAGAATTGAGAAACTCATTAAACGCAAATATCCTGGCCTGCGTTCCTCATTCTCAAAAGCATATCGTCAACTTTACAACGATAACTTTTTTGCAACTGAAGGTGTTGATCTCAATGGTATGAATATTCTAGACCGTTTGAATATTCATTTCAAGATTGGCGCACACCTTGGCATCAAGTTCAATGAAGAAGAACTTACAATTGTTGATGAAATGAATCAATTGGAAACTTTTGATGATGTTGTTGAACTTTCTAAAAAGATTCAAGAACTTTATCGTCAACAAAAAGAAAAACAAAAAGAAAAACGTCAAGAAGAAGAAACTCCTACTGATGAGTGGGATGATGATACCGAGTATTCATCAGAGACCATGGATTTTGATGATGGCGAAGAAGAAGATGATGATGGTGAAGAACAAGAAAACCGTCAGTCACCAGAATTTTCTGATGAGATGGATTCTGAAGAAACTGAGAATGAAAGTTTTAATGAAGGTGAAGATAAAGTAGAATCACACACCGACGAGGCGTTTCGTAACCATGAAAAAGAACTTCTGTGTGAAGATTCAACGGATTACAATTATGCTAATGTTCCAGAAAACCTCAATCTAGATAATATTGTAATACCATATAAGCGTATTATCAATCGTTACAAGAAAGACTCATATTATGCTGATCAAGTAGACACAAGCGTATTCAACACTTTCAAATCCAAATCAGCGAAAGTTGTTTCTTATCTTGTGAAAGAATTTGAACTCCGTAAAAATGCGGATCAAATGAAACGTGCGAGTGTTGCAAAAACTGGTGAACTCAACATGAGTAAAATTTACTCGTATAAGTTCAATGATGATATCTTCAAACGATTGACTATTGTCCCTGGTGGTAAATCTCACGGTCTTGTGATATTTCTAGACTGGTCTGGTTCAATGATTAACTATTTACACCCAACTATTAAGCAACTCTTAAATCTTGTTTTGTTCTGCAAGAAAGTAAATATTCCGTTTGAAGTATATGCATTCACAAATATGTACTATCCCGAAAGCGGTGAAAGAAAAAATGCCGAAGAGGCAGAATACAAAGAAAATGATGTTCTGATTCGTTCATTCAATTTGCTGAATTTATTTTCAAGTAAAATGAATGCAAGTGACATGTCTTACATGGCATCTGCTTTGCTACACGGCTCTGCAAGTATGTATCCAAATGTAGCAAGAATGGCACACCGCATTAACGGTTTCCCACGATGGTTAGATATGCAGTACACTCCACTCAACGAAACAATCTTTACCGCAATGAAGATTGTCCCTGAGTTTCAGAAACAGCACAAACTGCAAGTAGTCAATACTGTGTTTCTTACTGATGGTGAAGGTCACATGTTAACACAGAAAAAAGTTACTGATGGTGAATATGGTTCAAGTTCCCGTTTTATGACAACAGGAACCCAGATTGGTGTTCTGCGTCATCAAAGTACTGGAATTTCTGAAAAAATCAAACATAGCGGATGTGAAGCATTTACTTCAGCAGCATTGAAGATATTCAAACAAGTTACAAAAAGTAATGTTGTTGGCTTCTATCTTGTAAATAGCCGTGAGTTCAGACAATCAACTTCTCGTTTGTTTCCTAAGACTGCTAACATGGATGACATCCGTGAAAAGTTCATGAAAGAAAAAAGTGTTGTCTGCACAACATCTGGCTATGATGAATATTATATTGTTCGTGCCGAAACTGATGTTGACAATGACAGTGAACTTGAAGTAAAATCAACAACTACCCGAGGTCTTGTAAACGCCTTTACTAAGTACAATACAAGTAAAGTTATTAATCGTGTTGTACTCAACCGCTTTATCGGAATGATTGCATGAAGAAAGCATTAGTGACTGGAGGTGCTGGCTATATTGGTCATCACCTCCAGAAAGAACTGAAGAAGAATGGTTACTATGTGATTGTGATGGATCGCAAACATCCGTCACAACTTATGGCAACAAAGTATTGTGATGAGTACATTCATACTGATATAAGAAATTATGATCATATTCTTGATGAGATAGAATATGGTAAAATGTTTGATGATGATAAGTTCAGCTTTGATATTGTCTTTCATCTTGCGGGTTCCATAGAAGTAGGTGAGAGTGAAGAAATGCCTACATACTATTATGAAAATAATGTTTCTGGTACAATTAACATTCTAAAATTGATGAAAGAATATGGTTGCAAAGATATTGTATTTTCATCATCTTGTGCTGCTGAGAATCCAGAATCAGTTTATGGTCAAACAAAACGAATGTGTGAAACAATTCTAGCAGATGCAAATAAAGAAGGAATCAATAGTGCTATTCTTAGGTATTTCAATGTTGCTGGTGCTGATCCCGATGGTGAGTTTGGTGAGAATCATGAGCCTGAATCTCATCTCATACCCCGTATTCTTACTAGGAATGATTTCACTGTGTATGGTAATGATTTTCCTACTCCTGACGGTACCTGTATAAGAGACTATATACATGTATCCGACTTAGCAGATGCCCATGTGAAGGCAGCAGAATTTCTAAATGAAAGTAAAACTTCTAGCATTTTTAATCTCGGTTCTGGTACAGGTTATTCTGTTCTGGACGTTATTGCAATGGTAGAAGAAGTAACGGATACTGATTTTAAGATTAAATATAGTAATCGTAGAGCTGGTGATCCTGCTAAGTTGGTATGTGAGGATGTCGAACACTCAGAAAAAATATTAAAGTTTAAACCCAAATATGGACTAAAGGAAATAATTGCTAGTGCATATCAATGGGAAGTTAAGCAAAGGAGAACACCAAATGCTACTGTCGGAGTTTCAGATTGATAATAGAAAAGCAACTGTATCTAAATTCTCAGATACTTATATGATTGATTTCTTTGTTGATGGAAAACATATACAAAGAATGAGTGAAATGAGAATTAATTACGCAGAGAAATTAGCAGAAGATTTTGTACATGAAGGTTCCTCACCAATATTTTTGGCAGAGTAATATGATGGATCAAGAAACTAAAGATAAGCATTCTAAAAGAATTCAACAAAAAGAAAATTATGTAAAGAAGCAAGTTCAAATAGCTAAAGATTATGGGTATCATAAACTGAATAGTTCTATGCACAAGTGGCGTTATCTACTTCAACCACATCGTGCCCATAAGGTACATATTTTCAATTGTGGTGATCCTAAATGTTCTATGTGTGGTAATCCTAGAAAGTTCTTTGAGGAAGAAACCATGCAAGAAAAAAGTCATAAACAGAAAAAACTATATCAAGAATGAAAAAAATATTTGTTAATGGTACCTTTGATATTTTACACAGAGGTCACCTTGAGATGTTATTATTTGCCCGTGAACAAGGAGACTTTCTCACAGTAGCAGTAGACACGGATGAAAGAGTGAAAAGATTAAAAGGACCTACACGACCAATTAATCCATGTGCCGATAGAATGTTAATGTTGATGCATCTAAAGGTTGTTGATGCTGTGGCCAACTTTGATACTGATGAACAGCTTATTGATTTAATATCAAAACATGATGCTATGGTAAAAGGTTCCGACTATATAGGTAAAGATATTGTCGGACAAGAAGTATGTAGAGAAATTATTTTCTTTGATTTAATAAAAGGATGCTCAACAAGTGAAACGATTAAACGTATTACTAATCGGTGATATCTGTGATGATGTTTATCATTATGGTAGCGTGAACCGAATCAGCCCAGAAGCTCCCGTACCTGTATTAGAACTCACCCACACAAAAAAGCTTGCCGGTATGGCAGCAAATGTTTCTAAGAACTTACAGTCACTTGGTGCTAATGTCACCGAAGTTGTAGGAAATAAAATCTCAGTTAAAACTAGATTCATAGATGAGAAGTCTGGTCATCAACTTCTTAGATTAGATGAAGATGCAATTTCTGATCATATCTCTCTAAATGATATTCCAAAAAAAGAATACGATTGTGTTGTTATCTCTGATTATGGTAAAGGAACTCTTACATATAAAAATATAAGAGAAATTATTGATTCATATAAATCTTTACCTATCTTCATTGACACAAAGAAACCAGATTTAGAACAATTTGATCAGATATATCCACCTACAAATGTTTTTATTAAAATCAATTCACCCGAAAGTAAAAAGCTAACTTCATTTCACAAAAATGTGATCGTAACTGATGGTAAAAATGGAGCAAGATATAAAGGAAATAACTATCCTTGTCTACAAGTAAATGTTGCTGATGCTTGTGGTGCAGGAGATACATTCTTAGCCGCACTTGCAGTATATTACTGTGGATCAAAAGATATTCAAATTGCAATTAATTATGCTAATATAGCAGCATCACTAACAGTGCAGCATCTTGGAGTGTATGCACCAACATTAAAGGAAATTGATGATGCGATTGTCAGGTAAAGTAGAAAAAGGTTGGGGCCACGAAGAAATCTGGGCAACCAATGATAAGTATTGTGGTAAGATGATGCACTTTAAAAAAGGTGCAAAGTTTAGTATGCATTTTCATGCTGAGAAAGATGAAACTTGGTATGTCTTGTCTGGTGACTTTCAAGTAAATTGGATAGATACAAAAGATGCATCGATAAAACATTCCAGATTATCAGAAGGTTCTGTTTGGCATAATCCTCCATTGATGCCGCATCAGTTAGTTTGCCACCAAGAAGGAACTATTATTGAAGTTTCAACACCAGATTCTGTGGAAGATAACTATAGAGTTTTACCAGGAGACTCACAAAAGACTTGACAATTCATCCCATCTTTGATATGATACTACCATGAAAGATAAAACTCCAAGCCAGCTAACTAGCGAAATCATTGACCGAATGAAACAGACACAACAGTTTCGTATTATGCGACCTGTGCCTGATGACTTTGAGTTTCGTGGTGGTCCTGTACCTTTTACTATTTCTATCAATGCTAAGGGTGTGATGACATTTACTGTCTATGCGGTATCACTTGAAGAAGCTAACAAGAAGATAGATGCGTATTTGAATCCATATGATGGAGATGAATCAGCATGAGATGGAAGTTGAAAAATCCCGAACCTAAGATAGGTGATATTCGTCATTTAAAAGCATTTGCATTGTTTCCCACTATTGTTGGTGAATACATAGTTTGGTTAGAAAGTTGGCAAGTAACAGAAGAATATATGTTAAGTCTTGATGCAGCAGGTGCACCAAGACCAGAGTGGACAGAAGTATCACGGAGAACTTTAGATTATGACTTTTGATAATTTTGAGAAATATCTCAAAGAAACTTATCCTAAAATGTATGACGATGTTTATTGTGGTGTCTACATTGACGAAGGATGGTATCATCTAATTGACATGGTATCTGAAATCATCCATAATCATGTAAAGTCTAGTAATAATGCTCGTCAATATTATATTGAAAAACAATACGAAAAAATTCCAGACGAAGTAGAGTATCCTAAAGTAGTTCAAATCAAAGAAAAATATGGTATGCTAAGATTCTATGCAGATAACACCGATAAGTATATGGATGGTGTCATAGACATGGCAGAGAAAATGTCTTGTCATATCTGTGAAGTGTGTGGAGCAAAAGGAGAATTAAGAACGACTGGTTGGTGGAAAACTTTGTGTGATGAACACTATGTCCAACATCATCCCGTTTAAGAAGCCTGAAGCAAATACAGAACCTATTATAGATTCTGATTATTGGGGTACGTCATCATACTCACTATTAGAACTATTACAAGCAGTAAAGGAAAACAAAAATGAAAATAACGAAGAATAATGCGTATGTCAATCTTTTGGACTTACGCCGTAATCTCCGCATAGAGGATTACAGAGATCAGATGGATCGTTTAGAAGCAGCCATCAAAAAAGAAAAGTTGCAAGCCCATCAAGAGAGACAACATGAAATCGTAGTTTCAGTATCGAAAGTGGATGTGTATGTATAACTGGCAACTTAGAAGTCATGGATCAGAAACTTACTATTACTATGAAGAATCAACTGGCAAAATTTGTGGCAAAGCTTCAAAACTCGCTTTACAAGAGAACTGGTTTGCTGTAGTATACGTAAATGAGTACACTTACTGTTCGGCTGATGATGAAAGACATTTAGGACAATACCTAGATGCAACCTTTGCAAAGAAAGCCATTGAACATTTTTGGGATGTAAAAAGCAGAACACTACTAGCGGAGAATTAATATGGCGTTACCGAAGTTTTTTAGTTATGTTAAAGATGAAAAGGAACATAAACATTTTCATACCATTTACAATGCTCTCCCCAAGAGACAGAAAGTAAAATGGAGAAAGTCTATGAATCGTGCATTTAAAAATCGTACACAAGGAGAATGATCATGAGTGATGATATTAAACAAACTTTAATTTTTGTTGGTGGTTTTTTAGTCTTTTTTGGATTGATGTTTGGAGTTTCTATGTACTCAGACAATATTAGACATGAGTGCAGATTGAAAGCAATTGAGAAAGGTCTGAACGCATCCGAAATTCAAGTTGTGTGTAGATCATAAAACAACAATGAGTACACTAGATTGTAATGAAGCCTTAGTCATTCTACAAGAAGAATGTGCTGAGGTCATACAGATTATCTCAAAGATACATCGATATGGTCTACACGGCTACAATCCTATCACGGCAGAATACAATGATGGACTACTCAATAAAGAGGTCGGTGATTTACTTTGTATGATTGATATTTGTACTAAGAATAATATTCTCAAAGAAGCTGATTTGGAATTCTATAAAGAACAGAAACGTGACAAACTTAAACAGTGGAGTAATCTATGAAACCTAAGTTTATAGAACTAGTAGACAAAGCAGGCTTTGCTATATGGGATGATGAAGAATGGCGACCAAAAGATGCTTTTGTTGACTGGTCATCAAACTATGACAAAGAACTAGAAAATTTCTATGAGTTGATTGTTTCAGAATGTGCTAGTCTTGTACGAGAGTATACGTTGAGGAAGTCTGGTGTTGAAAACCCATATACTGGTGCAGTCTTTATAGAAGAAGAAGTTTTAAAACATTTTGGACAATTACGATTAGATGATTAATAAGAAAATACAAGAACTAACTGGTCAATGCTGGAGTCATTACATCAATGGTGTATTGATTGATGGCCATCTACATTTTGATTCAGTCAAGTTTGCTAATTTGCTTATACAAGAAATAGAAACTTATATACAAGAAGCAGAAGGTGATATTGACTATGTACGTTTTTTAATTGACAGAAATCTCAAATGAAAAAACTGCTGCTAGTTTGTTTACTATTATCTGGTTGTTCTACAGTACAAAAGGTTACTACTGACGCTAGGAATGAATTCAAAAAAGAAGTTAATGGTTTTAAAGCAGACTTCTCCAGAGTCTTTCTAAAAAAAGAAGTCTATGAATAAGTTTATTTTAGTAGCTGTATTATTCATTTCTGGTTGCCAATCACCACTTATCATACGAGCCTTACCGAGTCCAACAGGAAACTCTAAAGACTGTATACAAGGCAAACAAATCACCTGCGAATGGTCCACAAGATAATCATTAACGACAACAGAAAGAAACAAAGTGAACGAACAACTTAAAACATTAATGATCAAACACGGGCTTCACAAACACATCACAGAAGATTGTCAGAATCGTATGGAGATGTTAGCCGAGTTGATTGTTTCAGAATGTGCTGCTTGCTGTGGTTCTCAAGCTGACAAGAAGAACATTCGAAAGCGGTTTGGACTTCAAGTTGAGTCTAATGTTGAGTATGAAGGACCTGATGCACACGGGTCAATCACAAGCCAATATACCAGAGAATATAATCTACCAAAATGAACGAACAAGACCTAGTATACAGACTTCGTAAGAGAGCAGAGATACGCCGTCAGATACCTTCCAGAAAGTCAGTACAGAATGGTGAGCCTGACAGAATCGCTGACCTGCTAGAAGAAGCCGCAAATGAGATTGAGAAACTACGAGAGAAGGAGCAATCATGGCACAATGGATAATTCACCCAAGCTGGAAGAAGTCACTCATTGAACGTCAGTATTATCACAAAGGTGACAATACGGTTATGTCAGAAACAGGATGGCGTTGGGGTAGCTTTGAAGTAGAGACAGAAGATGAGAATGTACCCAAGATTAGTGCGGGTGATAATCTATGGGACTGTGGGTATGATGTTCAACTCATGGAGACTTGGGATGGCTGTTGGGACACTTATGACCTAGATGACTGTGATGAAGCAACCCAACAGTGGATTGAAGAATATTTTGAAGAAGGTAATAATATCTACGACCTAGAAGAACAAGAATGGGTGCAAGGTGACTCTGAGATGATTATTGACTGTGATCCTATCTTTGAACGAGTTGATGGTCCCAATGCTGGTAAGAAGTATGATACTGATGGTAATGAAGTGATTGAAGGAGAAGAATAATGGTCACCATAGTCAAACACGAATGGCATCAAGTAGACGAACAGTATGCATTTTATCTAGATGAAGAAACACTCAGTGATATCTACCCAGACCTCGATGTAGGTGAGATCGTTTCTCTACTAGTACGCATAGAGAATGGTGAAGTAGACGTTAATGATATTATTCAAGATGCTTATGATAATGACATAGAGATTGACTGGGAACATCAGTATTCTGACTGTTGGACCGCCCGTAAAGGAGGTTACGAGGTTACCTATGAGTTGGGTGATGAGAACTCCTGGGTAGCACCAGAGACACCGCCAGAGCCTACACACAAATGCACCAACTGTAAGTGGGCTGGTCAGAGCTATGATGCTGAGTGGTCCTGGACAGACAAAGAAGGTAATGAACTAGAAGATCCTAGACACATTTGCCCATACTGCGAATCAGACACAGAGTTGACCGAGCATGGAATACAGCAAGAAAAAGAAGCTGAGGAAAGACGCCGAAAGTGGGATAACTCCTAAGCGTCTATGATACACACTATTTTTCCTCTGTGTGTAGGCGAATACTTCTACAAGAACCATGAGGATTACAAAAGACGTTTTCTACCTAGAGCAGACTCTTATATTATCAGAGAGCCTGACGGAAGCTTAGTGTCTGGTGAAGTTACTGGTATCAATGATATCCACACTGATCCTGACTATTACGACTTATTCAAGTTTATATCAGATTCATGTAAACAATACTTTAATGCTATAGAGTTTGATC